TCTTTATCGAAGGTGTATTCCTTCAGGGTAATATCAGAAACCGTAATGGTCGTATGTACCCTATGGAAACTCTTCGTCGTGAAGTTGCTCGTTATAATGAAAACCACGTTCTTCAAGGAAGAGCTCTCGGTGAACTCGGACATCCAGATGGTCCTACAGTAAATCTGGATAGAGTTTCTCATAAGATTGTTTCTCTCAGAGAGAGTGGATCTAATTTTATCGGAAAGGCAAAGATTCTTTCTACCCCCATGGGTAAGATTGCAGAATCTCTGATTTCTGAAGGAGTAAAACTCGGAGTTTCTTCTCGTGGTATTGGTTCACTCAAGTTAACTCGTGAGGGAGTCAATATCGTTGGTGATGATTTCATGCTCGCTACTGCTGCTGACATCGTAGCAGATCCTTCTGCTCCCGATGCTTTTGTTGAAGGAATTATGGAAGGTAAAGAGTGGGTATGGGACGGTGGCATTCTGCGTGAAAAGTATGCACATAAAACCTACAAGACTATTAATACTCTTGTAGATCAAAAAAGATTAGAAGAGAACAAGTTGAATCTTTTCAACGATTTTCTCGCAAATCTTTAAATTATAAATAAATATAGTTTATAACTAAAGGTTAAACGGAGAGTTCAAATGTCTCGTGGAGATTTACAAGAAATGGAAGTAGGCACAAAGCAATCCAAAACCGCTGTAAATGCTAACGCAAAGGCGGCAGAAGCGATGCCTCACATGGCAGATCCAGGAACGCAACTGGGTAATGTCGAAGATCTGGGTGGTCCTACCCCAGAAAACTATAGATCAGATGACGATTCAGCAAAGCTGAAAACTCCTGGAGCAACTCTTAAGCAAGTAAGAGATGTTGTAAATAAGGGAGCAAAAGGTGCTGATCCTATGAAGGGTCTTCATAAAGAGGATGCAGATTATGATGAAGATGAAGAACTCTTAGAAGCCAAGCACGAGGAAGAGGAGGAAGAAGAAGAGGAAGAGGAGGAAGAAGAAGAGGGTGGTAAGAAGAAAAAGAAAATGGAAGAGCAAGTTGACATCGAAGAAGATGTTAATGCTCTGCTTGGTGGTGAAGAACTCTCCGAAGAGTTTAAAGAAAAAGCCAAGACCATTTTCGAGGCTGCTCTTAAGTCAAAGGTAACTGAGATTAAGGAAGCACTCGAAGTCCAATACGAGGAAAAACTCGTAGAGGAAGTAGAAGTAATTAAAGAAGCACTCAAGGAAAGAGTTGACTCTTATCTTGAGTACGTTGCCGACGAATGGTTCACCGAAAATGAACTGGTAGTTGAGCAAGGACTGAAATCCGAAATGACTGAGAGTTTCCTCTCAGGCATGAAGGAACTTTTTGAAGCACATTATGTATCAATCCCTGAAGATAAATATGATGTTCTTGAGAGCATGGTAGAAAAACTTGATGACATGGAGACAAAACTCAACGAGCAAATTGAGAAAAATATCCTCCTCAACAATCGTCTTGCAGAGTCGGTTGCTGATGGGATCTTTGATGAGATTTCCGAGGGTCTCGCAACCACTCAGAAAGAGAAGCTCGCTTCACTTGCCGAAAGTGTTGAGTTTGAAAGTGAAGAAGAATATCGTGAGAAACTGGAGATGCTGAAGGAATCATATTTCCCAGCAAACAAAACTCCAAAAGCACATACTGAAACTCTTTCTGAAGGTGTAGACCATTCAACCGAATCCGTTTCGGGTCCGATGGCTGCATATCTGAGAACTCTTCAGGCTGTTGCTAAGAACTGAATTTAAGATTAAATCAAACGTAAACATTCACAATAGGTAAAACGCAAATGTTCCATTCCGAGCATCTGCAGGAAAAGTGGGCACCACTCCTCAACTATGAGGGTCTTGATCCAATCAAAGATTCCCATCGTAGAGCGGTAACCGCCGTCCTGCTCGAAAACCAAGAAAAATTCTTAAGAGAAGAAGCTGCTTTTGGCAGTGGATTCAACCTGATGGAATCACCAACCAACTCAGCTAATGCTGCTGGTGGTTCAGGTGGTTTCGGTGCTGGTTCAGCAGCTGCTGGTCCTACCGCAGGTTTCGACCCCGTTCTGATCTCACTGATCAGACGTTCTATGCCAAATCTGGTCGCATATGACCTGGCTGGCGTTCAACCCATGAGTGGTCCTACTGGACTCATCTTTGCGATGCGTTCCCGCTACAACAACCAGAGCGGAAATGAAGCATTCTTCAACGAAGTAGATACTTCATTCTCTGGTCAGGACGACGGACTCGATGAAACTGCAGGATTCTCTGATGCTGCTGTTGGTCTGGGTACTACTACTCAGTCAGGAACCAACCCTTCAATCCTGAACCCAGTTGGAACCGCAACCTCGACCGCATATAATGTTGGTCAGGGCATGGTAACTGGTGATGCTGAGAACCTCGGCGGTGCTGCTGGTGATCAGTTCAACCAGATGGCATTCTCGATCGAGAAAGTCACCGTAACTGCAAAGTCCAGAGCACTGAAGGCTGAGTACTCACTCGAACTGGCACAAGACCTGAAGGCAATTCATGGTCTGAATGCTGAGGCTGAACTCGCAAACATTCTCTCAACCGAGATTCTTGCTGAGATCAACCGTGAAGTTATCAGAACCATCTACAAGATTGCTGAACAGGGTGCTGTAGAAAATACCGCAACTGCTGGTGTATTCGACCTCGATATCGACTCCAACGGTCGTTGGTCAGTTGAGAAGTTCAAGGGTCTTCTGTTCCAAATCGAAAGAGATGCTAACAGAATTGCTCAGAGAACTCGTCGTGGAAAGGGTAACATCATCATGTGCTCTGCTGACGTTGCTTCAGCACTGACCATGGCTGGTGTTCTCGATTACACCCCTGCTCTGAATGCTAACCTGAACGTTGATGATACTGGCAACACTTTTGCTGGTACTATCCAAGGTAAGTACAGAGTATACATCGACCCATATTCGGCAAACCTTGCTGCCGATAACGGTGGTCTCGCACAAGGATCCAACCAGTACTACGTTGTTGGTTATAAAGGTTCTAGTGCATATGATGCTGGTCTGTTCTATTGCCCATACGTTCCTCTCCAGATGGTACGTGCCGTTGGTGAGAACACCTTCCAGCCTAAGATCGGCTTTAAGACCCGTTATGGTATCGTTGCAAACCCATTTGCAGAAGGTACTACCCAGGGTCTCGGTCGTCTGCGTGTCAACAGCAACCGTTACTACAGAAGAGTTGCTGTTAAGAACCTCATGTGATCTAATTCACAAAGGTTCTCAGGGGTCCGAAAGGACCCCTTTTTTTATCTAAATAATTCAAAAAATGGCAGTCACAAACGCATATAAGAATCAGATACAGAATAGAAACTTTCTATCTCCTGTAGGATTTAAGTTTACATTAAACAGAGCACCAAAAGTAGCATTCTTTGGAAACTCAGCAAATATTCCGGGAATGACTTTGGGAGTGGCAGTTCAATCAACGTATCTCAAGGATATTGATATTCCTGGAGATAAGGTTCAGTTTAATGACCTAACTCTTAGATTTCTTGTTGATGAGAATCTTGAAAACTACATGGAAATTCAAAACTGGATTCGTGGTATTGGATATCCAGAAAGTTTGGATGAGATTTATGCATGGCAAAGATCAAATCCAAATATGAATTTACAAGAAAAGTCGCAGATGAATTTATATTCCGATGCTACTCTTTCAATTCTTACCAGTTCAAATAACTCAAACTTCAAAGTTAAATTCTTAGATGTATTTCCATATTCTTTGACAGATCTTCAGTTTGATGCTACTGATAGTGACATCGATTATTTGACTGCAGAGGTTACTTTCAAGTATACTATCTACAATATAGTTGATAATGCGGATAATCCATTATGAATTTTGACTTGGATATGATCCAAAAAATGTGGGAGGAAGATTCAAAGATTGATCCCGATAACTTGCATACAGAATCTTTAAATATTCCAGTTCTACATTCAAAGTATTTTGATTTGTACAATAACATCGTTCTTCTCAAAAAGAAAGCAGAACAACAAAGAAAAAATATCAGACACGATCGTTATGAGTATTATACTGGAAAAGCAGATCCCGATGTTTATGTGGAGAATCCATTTCCCAAAAAGATTCGTGACAAGGAAACTCTTCAGAAATACCTTGATGCTGATGAAAAGTTGTCTCAAGTCTGCCTCAAAATTGACTACTATGAAACTATGCTAAATTATATTGAGAGCATTCTCAAGATGATTCAGAACAGAACTTATCAAATAAAGAATGCGATTGAAGTAATTAAGTTCCAGGCAGGATATGGTTGATAATGCAGATTTGGTGATTTCTAAGTCAAATGAAGTTTTTTTAAGAATACAAACACAACCTCATATTGAATATGAACTTAGAGATCACTTTAAGTTTGAGGTTCCTAATGCAAAGTTTATGCCTCAGTATCGTGGGAGAAACTGGAACGGAGAGATACATTTATTCGATATGAGATCTAAACAGATCTATGTCGGATTGCTGGATAAAATTGTATCTTTCTGTAGTCAATATGGATATAAGTATAGATTCGAATCCAATAAGTTTTATGGATTACCCTTCGAAGTAAATGAAGAGATATCTTACGAAGGCGTAAAAGATTACATGAAATCTATTTGTGCTCATTCTCCACGGGAGTATCAAATAGAGGGAGTATACGATGCTCTACGACATAACCGAAAATTATTGATATCACCCACTGCCTCAGGAAAATCCTTGATGATTTATTCCCTCGTAAGGTATTATGTAGATAAAGGACAAAAAATTCTTTTAATTGTTCCGACGACATCTTTGGTAGAGCAGATGTACAAGGATTTCCAAGACTACGGTTGGAATGCTGATTCATATTGCCACAAGATTTATTCTGGTAGGGAGAAGACGAACGAACATGCAGTTACGATTACAACCTGGCAATCTGTTTATAAGTTAGATCGTTCTTTCTTTGAGGATTATGGTGTTATTATAGGTGATGAAGCTCATTTGTTCAAGAGCAAATCACTGATAGCAATTATGTCCAAGTTGCATCATGCTAAGTATCGTTTTGGATTTACTGGAACACTTGACGGCACACAGACTCACAAATGGGTTCTGGAAGGATTATTTGGTCCATCATACAAAGTGACTAAAACATCCGAGTTAATGGAGCAGGGACACCTCTCTCAGTTGGATATTAGATGTCTTGTTCTCAAGCATCCACCACAAAAGTTCGAAACTTATGAGGATGAGATTCAATATCTTATCTCTCATGAGCAAAGAAATAAATTCATCACTAATCTATCTTTAGATCTTAAAGGGAATACTCTTGTTCTGTTTTCACGAGTAGAAGCACATGGAGCAGTTCTTTATGAGATGATAAATAAATTTAATCGGGATGATCGTAAAGTATTTTTCGTTCATGGTGGTGTTGATGCTGAAGAACGAGAACTTGTGAGAGAGATTACTGAAAGAGAAAATAATGCAGTTATCGTTGCTTCTTATGGCACTTTTAGTACTGGCATCAATATTAAAAATCTCCATAATGTAATTTTTGCATCTCCGAGCAAATCCAGAATCAGAAATCTTCAGTCAATCGGAAGAGTACTTAGAAAAGGAAAAAACAAAACAAAAGCAGCTCTTTACGATATTGCTGATGATTGTACATTCAAATCAAGAAAAAACTATACACTTAATCATTTCATAGAAAGAGTTAAAATCTATAATGAAGAACAGTTCAATTATGAGATAATCACTATTCAATTAAAGAACAAATGATAGAAGATGATTTTTACTGCACACTCAAGTTAAAAACAGGAGAGGAAATCTTCGCAAAGGTAGCTGCTACTGAAGAAGAAGATAGAACTCTCTTGTTAGTATCCAATCCTATTATCGTTGCTGAGATAAAAGGAAGAACTGGTGTGATGGGATACAAGATAGAACCTTGGTTAAAAACAACTACAGAAGATATGTTCATCATTAACCTTGATGATGTTCTTACGATGACCGAATCTTCTGATATTGAAATGATTTCTATGTACCAGACTTATTGTAGAGAATCTGATAAAACAAGAAAGAATCAGGCAAAGATCTCTCGTAAGATGGGATATCTTGCTAACGTTAATGATGCTAAAGAGATCTTAGAGAAACTCTTTAAAGATAGCTAAATCCTGATCTTCAAACCCAACAAAGGTATTCTACACAGTATTTGATACCTTGTCAACTATTTGGATAAGTGCTATAATTCATACATATTATGAGTTAACCTAATGATAACGACAGCAGTTATGACCAAAAGAAAGAGGTCAGAGCATTACGTAAACAACAAAGAGTTTCTTGCCGCACTCATTAGATATCGTGAAGATATTGAGATTGCCAAGATCAAAGGTAATCCAAAGCCACAAATTCCCAGATATATTGGAGAATGTTTCTTAAAGATTGCTAATCATTTATCATTCAAACCAAATTTTGTCAATTACATGTTCAAAGAGGACATGATTTCTGATGGTATTGAAAATTGTGTTCAGTATATTCACAACTTCAATCCAGAGAAATCTCAGAATCCTTTTGCTTACTTCACTCAGATTATTCACTACGCATTCCTGAGACGCATTCAGAAAGAAAAGAAGCAACTGGAGATCAAGAACAAGATTCTGGAAAGGACAGGATTTGATCAGGTCTTTGACAGTGGAAGTGTTGACGGATCAGACTACTCCGACTATAATTCTATCAAGGATGCAGTCCACTCTAAACTTCGTTACTGAATGAAAGTAGCAATTATTACAGATCAGCACTTTGGTGCAAGAAAGAATTCTAAACTCTTTCACGATTATTTCCTAAAGTTCTACAACGACGTATTTTTCCCTACACTCGAAGAGCAAGGGATTACTACCGTTGTAGATATGGGAGATACTTTTGATAGTCGTAAAGGAATTGATTTCTCTGCATTATCTTGGGCTAAAAGTAATTACTACGATCGTCTTCATGAAATGGGAGTGAAGGTTCATACAATTGTAGGGAATCATACTGCTTACTACAAAAACACAAATCAGGTAAATGCGGTTGATCTACTTCTGCGTGAGTATGATAATGTGACTGTATATTCGGAACCAACCGAAGTAATGTTGGGACAACTTCCTACACTTTTTATTCCATGGATTAATCAAGAAAATGAGGAAAGTACTCTCAAACTTATTCAAAAGACAACTTGCCCGTGTGCGATGGGGCACCTTGAACTCCAAGGATTTAGAGTTAATAACCAAATCATCATGGAGCATGGTTTGGAGAGCAAACTATTTGACAAGTTCTCCAGGGTCTACTCGGGACACTATCACACTCGATCGAACAACGGAACAGTCTTCTACTTAGGAAATCCTTATGAGTTGTACTGGAACGATGTAAATGATAC